TGCGATTTTTCCATGAACAAAATTGCATTGCTGATAGACAACAGCACTGGACAGTCACGCAACAATACACATGGGACATTTTCAGCATGTTCATTCCATCATAGTGATAACACATATAGCGGTGGTACTATCGTTTCGGCAGGTACGGCAATCCGCATTCTTGGTGCAATAGGAGGTGAAATTTTTTCAGGGTGTCAAATTGGTTACGGTAAGTTAGAAATTGATGATTCTCTTGGAATAAGATTTGACGCATGTAACTTCCTGCGCATGACTGCTCTTGAGATTACAGATTCACCGTTGGTCGTATTCTCTGATTGTAATTTTTGGGATGCAACATCATCACCGCTCTCACAGTCAGGTAACACAACGCTGAAATTCCATGACTGCTATTTGCTGACTAGCGGCGCGGCATTTGACCCGATGACGTCATAAAATGTGATATCGTATGGATAGGTTAACCAAATTTATAGTAAACTAAACGGGCATTTAGTTAACAAAACCCCCGAAGAACAGCACAGAACACTTGTTCCGTTAGAATATTTATGATATTATAAATATAGAACAATAAAAAGAGAGCGGGTCGGGAAGCTCCCGCCAAAGAACTAATCCCGACCCGCACCAACCTTGCGGTCAGGGATATTATAACAATTAACACCCCTGGTCTGCAAGAGACAATGCGGAAAGGGGTGTTTTTATGTGCGACAGTTTCACGGAAGGATTCTGCCTTAGGCTGCAAGGCGTTCTTCCTCCGGAGCAGATACGCGCCGTCAAGGATCTGCTTAACATTTACACGATGGGGTTCCAGATTGAACAGATCTCGACAGAGTTGTCCGTTCCGGACTACCAGCTCCCGGAAGCCTATTATATTTATATGGCTTCAAAAGAACAGGACGGATGTATGAAGGCCGGCACAAAGGAGCAGTATAGAATGTGCCTGGAAAAGCTGCTTTTTCAGCTCTGCCTTCCTCTGGAGCAGATTACCGTAAATCATCTGAGGCTTTTTATCCAGGACATAAGCACGGATAAACGGACAGGCAAACGGCTGTCTAAATCGACGATCAACCAGAGGAAATCAATTATTCGCTCATTCTTCTCATGGCTCTATCAGGAAGAATATATTTCAAAAGATCCATCTGTACGAATCAAACCAGAAAAAAACGATGTGAGACCTCGGACGGCTTACCAGGATGTCCAGATTGAATCGTTGCGGATGGCTTGCAAGACAGATCGGGAGAGAGCAATCATAGATTTGCTGACTTCTTCCGGAATTCGGGTAGCCGAATGTGTTGGCTTGAATATAAAGGATGTAGATTTAGAACGGAGAGAAATAGTCGTCCTTGGAAAAGGTGAAAAGTGGCGGACCTCTTATATTGATGCTACAGCTGTTGTTTCAATCAGGAAATATCTGGATTCAAGAAATGATGATAATCCCGCGCTTTTCGTTTCTTCGCGGAAACCGCACAAAAGAATTTCATCGTCAGCAGTAAGGAGGTGTCTTCACAAGCTGACACCCGAGTCCGGAGTCTCTGATGTGATCCCGCATAGATTCCGGCACACGATGGCCACGACGGCTATCAACCGGGGGATGCCGGTCGAATCCGTACAGGCGGTCCTTGGCCACTCTGAAATCAGTACAACAATGCGTTATGCACATGTGGCAAAAGAAAAGGTCAAAGCAGATCATGCAAGATTTTTGCAGTAAATAAGGAGGTTTACTTGAAGCAAGCAAGAGATAGACCGTAAATGGTCGGGCTAACAGTAACATATTTAATGATCACCAAAAGCACCCGCACAGGTGCTTTTTTATTTAAAGGAGGTAGACCAGTGAAAGAAACATATTATTTAATAGCGGGGCTCGTATCCGCAGCGATCGCATATGTATCCGATAAACTTGGCATGCTCATCCCGCTCATCGGGCTGCTCGTGCTCATGATGGTAATTGATTACATCACCGGAATGCTGGCGGCCAAAAAGGAAGCCGTTGAACATCCGGGTGATCCGAATTACGGATGGTCAAGCGCCGTCGGCATGAACGGGATTATAAAAAAGTTCGGAATTCTCTGTGTGATTGTCGTGTCTATGGTACTGGATTATATTGTCGCAACGCTGGCCGTACAGATGAATTTTAATCCGCCGATTACGACGCTTTTTTCGCTTCTGGTTACGTCGTGGTTCTTGCTTAACGAAATGCTTAGTATAATCGAGAATTCCGGAAGAATGGGCGCAGATGTCCCGGATTGGCTGACTAAATACATCTCAGGGCTTAAAGATAAAATTGACAGTGAAGGCAGCTCTGCAGAGCATATAGACAAAATCGAGTAAATAAACAACTTTACTTACAAAGGCGGGGAGCTGAGGCTTCCCGCTTTTTCTGTATACGGATATACGGAGGTTTGTATGTTTAGAAAATATGATTTAACCGCCGGCGAAATCAAAGGTCTGGCCAATCTGGCATTACAGGAGCAAGGGAGCATTGACGGGGCCTGCGCGGAGCTGTCACTCATGGCCAATCTCTTCGAGCAGCAGAGCAAATATAAAACACTGTATGAGTATGTGAGAAAAAGTAACTGGTTCTCCAGAGCGCCTTTCTGGATGGACAATGGAAGTGCAGGGTCTACATATCGCCTTTATACCAGATACGTCCTCTGCGAGGGGCTCAGGACGCTTCCTACACATATAAATGAGCACGATTGCTTTTCTGATATTAGAAGCATAAGCACAGGGGCCGTGCGTGACAGATCTGCTTACCAAAGAGACAAGACTGTTATTAAAAATGATTATGACAGTACCTATATATTTTATTGCTTTCCCGATATCGGGAGTGATCCGTTTGGGTATACGAAAAAAGGAGAGATTATGAGCGGAACTTTGCAGAATCTTATCAACCGCGAGTGGGAACTTGCACAGATTCCTTATACGGAGACCGGCAACAACCATCAGGTTTTTTCTTCTATCGTTAATAACGTGGGGTTGGAAGGCTGCCAGGATCAGGCATGGTGCGCGACATATCAGTTTGCCATGGAAGTTATGGAATTTGGCGTCGAAAGAGCTCTGTCCAACTGGAACATGACTAGATCTTCATACTGTGGTTATTCGTGTTTTGAAACCTTTGAGGCTTTCAAAAAGGCCGGAAAGACAGGAACGAAGCCGCGGATCGGCGCGCCAGTAGTCTTTAAGCATTCCCATATGGGAAGAGTTCTTGCCATCAACGAGGAAAAGCACACATTTGATTGTGGTGAAGGAAACACCTCGAACGCTCAGTATGACCGTTCCGGAGACAGTTGTGCGGTCAAAACGTACAGCTGGGATGATCCGAAAATCATGGGCTTTTGTTACATCGACTACTCAGAAAAGAAAAAGGAGTTTTCAGGAACTATGTTTGAATTTGGAAATGTAAGTTATAACGAAGCGGGAGTCTTCAGAGCTGATGATTATGTTCTGCAGACTGTTCTCAGAGGAAGAGGATTCCGCGGAGCTGACGGTCAAGAACTTAAACTCGACGGCATTGCGCAGGAGAATACGATGCATGCGGCTGCGGCCTATATGAATGCACGCGCAAAAGTCGGCGTAGATCTTGGCGATAGATCTGTCTGGGGACCAAAGTGCTGGGCTGACGTTTTCGGACGGAAAGCAGTTACTTTGTAAGTAAACTATTTTACTTACTTGCATATTTTTAAAAGCTTCTGGGGGTTGGGGAATTCCCCAAATTGCAAGCGGTGCGCACTGCGTCCCTGCTTGCGAAGTTGTGAGGATATATACGCACGCCCTGCTTGCGAAGTTGTGAAATCACGCATAAGGATATCCTTATGCTATCCTTGCTGATCTTTTTAAAGACATACAAAAAGAGGAGGTTTTTTGCCTCCTCTTTTTTTCGTGGTGCATGCCACTTTAAACATTAACTTTTAAATCCACATCAGGGGGGACCCCGAAGACTATTCTATTTTATTCTTTATCTGCTCCTGCGTCAAGCCTTGTCATTTTTATGAGCCATGCTGTTAAGCTCATCCCATCGGCCTTTGCTCTTGCCTGCCAGTCATCTTTGATTTTTGGCGGGACCTGCAAGCAGACTCGCGCATAGTTCTGTTTGTTGTACTGCTGGATGTATGCGTTCTGATCAAATTTCTCACCCATTTCTTAACACCTCTAACTCATCTCACTTAAATACCTTGATGGGATTACCGTCAAGGTGATCATCGGCGTCTTCATCGGGATTTACGCTTTCAAGCACATAATATGCAGCGCAATCTTTTTTGTCGTGTTCCGTCATCCTGCTCCACTCATATTCGGCCCAGGCAATGGCTTCGTCTGCCGTCCCGAACTCCTTTGTGAATTCGTCATTTTTTCTTACGTCGATTACGATATACTTCATTTCCTTGTCCTCCTTGTTATCTTTTGTTTCTGTGATTATATATTAACACATATTGCGTAATATGTTAATAGAATATTACGCAATATGTAAACTATTTTATTCTGATCAAAATGCTACCATTCTGCTACCATTTCTATTTTTTGAGCAATAAAAAATCCCGTTTTTGCTGATATCTTCAACAAAAACGGGATTGTGACTTTATGGAGACAGTGTACCCTCATACATTGGTCACGTGCAGACACATGATAACGGATTTATTGATAATTACGCTGTCTTCCGGGATGTCCTAAAATTTAAAAATGGTCGCCAGAAGTCGCGAAAGTAAACATTAAAAGCTACCATTTTGCTACCGGCATCAGCTGCTCAATACACGGATATTGTCAATCTGCGCCTCGTCTTTTTTCCTCTGTTCTCCGGTCACATGCAGATAGATCTCTTTTGTGATTCCGGAATCACTGTGGCCAAGCCTCCGGCTGATCGTGTCAATGTTCGCTCCCTGAGCCGCAAAGATGCTTGTCATTGTGTGCCGGCACGCATGCGGTGTGAGCTTCCGCCCGAGTACACGTTTGGATGTCTCCGACAGGTATTTGTTAAATGCGAAGTAGTGCAGATATCCGCCTTTTGCATCCGGATAGAAAAGATGTGACGAAGCTCCTGCGGCCAGGAGCATGATCCGTCGTTCCTTCCTCATTTCTTTTATACAGTCCGCCAATTCTTTCTGTATGTAAACATCCCTATTCGACGTGTCGGTCTTCGGAGTGTCGTGCAGTTTATCGAGTTTGACATCATAAGTCTTGCTAACATGGATATACTTATCACCGACATCCTTATCCGTCAGGGCGATCAGCTCCCCGATCCTAAGCCCGGAGAGGCAAAGGAAGCGGGTGAGGAGCTTCCAGCGGTTGTTATCCATCGAGTCAAGCAGCTTCTGCAGTTCCTCCGGTTCCATAAATTTCGTCATGAGTTTCTCCTTTCTTCCCGGGTCCGGGAGATAACTAATTTTGTCGGCCAGAGCAGGAGACTCAACCAAGTCCATCTTATACCCCCACCTGATACAAGCTTTAAGATATTTTATCCGGCCGTTTGTGCATGCCGGCGTCTCCCCGGCGCTGATCAGCTTATCGGTCACATAGGCAGCGGTCAGGCTGCTTACTATGGACTGGCCGCCGAGGATCCTGCCAACGGCCGCGGCCTGGTAAGAGTTCCGGACAGCTGTCGTTTCCTTGACAGTTACTGATTGATACTTTGCATACTTATCCATGAGAGTCTGCAGTGTAATTTTGTCGGGTGCCGCGGATGCCTGGAGCTTTTCCGTGATCTTGTCCTGCAGGATGGCCGACGCTTTGCGCTGGTACTGCGGTGTGTCTTTTTCGAGCGTACACGTGACATACTGCTGTTTTCCCGTGATTGGGTCAATATATCGCTCCATAAAGCGGTACTTGTTTCCCCTCTTCTGGATCCACATTTCGAGTAACCTCCATGCTTGCATTAAAAGAGGGATGCAGTTATAATTTACCTGTCTTAGTATTAAGGGCTGTGGGCAACTGCATCCCGGAAGACCGCCCTATCGCAGCAGGGCGGTCTTTTTTATGTATTGTTTCTCACCGATTCTTGTTTTGCCTTTAAATACTGTTCCATTTTTGATGGCTTCTTTGGTTCCGATTCTCCGGCGAGGGCTTTTGATATTCTTTCTAACTGTCGGATCATAATAAAATTCTGCTCCATGATTGTTCGAAGATAGTAAACTTGAAGCATATCCTCGGTTTTTGCTGTGAAGCTAAACGTCATACCGGCTTCAAGTAGCCCTGTGCCGAGATTTTCAAGCACAATCTTTTTTACGGAGTCTATATCATTTTTATTTGTTAATTCGTCTAAATGATATTTTTTTAAATATTTATCAACTTTCTCATCGTTCCCCATATCATATCCTGCCTTTTATGCGTCTTTTGTAGCTTGTGAAGCTTCTGACTTTTTAGAAGCAGCCTCGGCCTCCAGCTCCTCCCGGTAGCTTTCAACTTTCTGATTAATTACATCGGATTCTGTTTCTTCCGGGAAGAGGTATTTTCTTGCATAAGCTTCTAGTTTTACCATGTCCTCTTTGTCCATACTGAGGATCATTCTGGCCAACCTGAGACGGAAGCTCTCACTCTCATCCGGAAGAAAATAATCAATCCTCGATTTCAGATCATCGCCAATCGGGCGCGCCTCGAACATTTCGCCGGTTCCATTCCTTAACCATTCCTCTCTGACGGAGTACTCTCTGCATATAGCTTTTGCCATTTGATCAGTGAGCGAGCGTTCGCCTTTCTCAATTTTAGATATCGCTGTTTTTCCGACACCAAGGGCGGACCCAAATTTTTCCATTGTGAGGTTCAGGTTGTCTCTGATTTCCTTAACTCTTGCTCCCTCGTTCAAGTTATCACCTCCTTGTTTTTAATTTATCATTATTAGTTTATTGAATCAATAAAAAGTTGGCAAAGGGAACAAAAATATATTGACATGGTTGGCTACGGGGTTTATTATGTTGGCAAAGGGAACACAAAAAGAGCAAACCGAAAGGGGGTGTCAAAAATGAGCGAACGCGAACAGGAAGACAAGCTTCTGCAGATTTTCCGGGAGCTTGGAAAAGAGGACCGGTCGAAGCTTTTGAACGTGGGCGAAATCATGATAGCACTCAAGAATTTGCCGGATAAGCCGAAGGCGAGCGCATGAGGGCGGCGGAGAGAATCCGCCGCCGGCACGCCAGGAAGCAGGAGATCAGGCACCTGGCGAAGCTCCGGAGGAGGGAGCGGGCGGCGAAGAGAACAAAAGATTAATTTTTCGTTAATTCGTGTTTTTTCGAGTTTAAAACTCGAAAAAAATTCAGAAATAAGTAAGTAGAAGGGATTTTGATTTCTCGGGAAGTAGCTTAAAGGTAGAGCGCTGGGCGCGCTTAAACTCAGGAGAATCCGAGATGCAGGTTCGATTCCTGCTTTCCCGATTTGGTCGACAATCCACCCGCTATAAGCGCGAGAGACCGGGGGGATGCGATGTGGATGGCTAAACCCACGCCAAGCAGGCACGGTGCGAATTGCGATGACGGAGATTGCAAGCAGCCTGTCAAGAATCCGTGACAGCCGGGAGAGACCGGCAACAACGGGATGTAGCTCAATGGAAGAGCGGTTGGCGAAAGTCAATGGACTTAGCGGGTTCGATTCCTGTCATCCCGTCGAGGTGGACGTTCTTACTCTTTATTCATCACCTCACAAAAAGGAATAAAGGGCGGCAAGGCGGTGCGCTGTAAGGAGTCTGTCCGGTGATGTTCGGTTAATTCATCCGGTTCCCGCCCATTTCCGTGACAAGTGGGAGCGCGACGTAATGGCAGTGTAAGGTAGCGCAGCAAAGTACGAATAAATACACTGTGACAGCCCGGAAAGACGGGCAGCAACGGGATGTAGCTCAATGGTAGAGCGCCGGTACCCCTCATATCCGGAGATTGCAGGTTCGACTCCTGCCATTCCGATTCATCCAGCGTGTGCAGTGATCCCCGATAAGGGAGGAGAGCGCTGGATAGATACCGGTCATAATTTTCAAATCAAAACAATACCCAAGCAAAAAGGAAATAAGTAACAGTTACTCGAGTAATGGCATTTAGGTGTTTGCAAGGAAGGAGGCACATATGGAAGCAAAAGAAGCGAAGAGCCTGCTGATGGAAGAGAAAGAGAACATGAGGAACACATTTCTCTGGTCGCTCCGCAGGGAGATTAACATGATCTGTGCTGCTAAGCTGTCGGATGCAGAGGAAGGGTGCTTATTCTTCTCCGGCGCAATAAGAAGCATGAGTTTCCTCAGCGGGATGCTTACAGTTGCGCAGACGTTGGACATCCTCACATTTGAAGAATGGGAGGAGTACAACGCGGCCCTGATGGAGATCGAGCGGGAAATGTACGACATGGCCAGATAAAGCCCATCCGGCGGGCGATAGCCGGAATTATGAGGGTGCTGGTGCAGGCGTATTTCTGTCAGTCTTTCCACGCTGAGCGGGTTCGAATCCTGCGTCCCTCATCGGTTTTCTGTATTTCATTTGCAGAAATCCTCCAAGGAAAGTCCCTCTTACGGCGGACGGCTGTGCTAAGGAGCTTCAAACGCTCCGAGGGGGCATTAAGCCGGCAGTGCCGGCACACGTGAAAGGAAGGGAATTATATGGGTCTCACTTTTATAACAAAAGAATTTCAGACAATTGAGCAGCTCCGCGAAGAATTTCTTGGAATGCTCCGGGTGAATCTTAGGAAGCCCGAGGAAGACGGAGCTGTCACAAGGGAGTGCGAGATGTTCCCGGGGCTGGAAGAGTATATCATATCTGTCAGAGAGACCCCGGACGGGGATTCTTACATGAATGCGCTTGTGTTTCCTGCCCATCTTGAGGCGATTGGAATCAATACTGCCGACGCCTGGGAAACGGCAGTCAAAAACACTTCCGGAGCTGTCCGGATTGATGAGCTTCATGCCGCCATGAACGAGCTTGGAATGGATCTGTACGGAGCTCCGGTCTTTCCGCCGGAAGAATTAGAGAATGACGGGGTCTCTCTTTATATCGTGACGAACGAGATTCGTTTCGCGGGAGCTGGCGCGATCCTGTACTGCAAGGAGCTCCTGAAGGATGTCTCAAAGGATACTGGAACATCAAGATGGATTGCTTACCCGGCATCTGCACACGAATGGATCCTCGAGCCTGATATTGGTGCAGGAAGCCTTGAGGACCGTGTTGAGATTATGCAGGAAGTCGAACGGGAGACTGGCCGGAGCGACCATCTTATAAACAAAGTCTATTACATGACAGTTTAGGGGGTGGCGCCGATGAAGCAGTACATTAATCGGAATGAGGCCATGGAAGAGCTCGGGCTTTCTACGACCGCAATGAAGACGATCATAAACGAGATCCGGAGTTATTCCGGAGTCGGGAAGCGCTACGGCCCGTATGCACTCAGGGGGTCAGGTAAGCTCCTGCAGATAAGGTACGCGGTACTCACCGATTACATGAGCTATCGTGACCGCCTTCGGAACAAGGATTCCAAGAAGTATGTCCCTGAATTCGATGTCAGGGAAGCTGAGCGGGATCTGGGAGTCACATCAGACGTATTCATCACCCAGCAGCTCAGCGTAGATCCGGAATTGATTGCCGGCGCGATCGTAAGGGAGATCGCTTCAAAAATAATTGCCGGGTGAATGCCCGGTCATGCTGGATGCTCCGGAAGGGAGTGCCGGAGGGTGCCCTTACCCCAACCAATTCCATAACCGCCGGTAGCGGGGTCATGCCCGCCGTCCTGCCTTCCGGGCGATTGCCCGGGATGAGCATTTTTATTCCTCATATCGCTGGTCCCTCCGGAGACGGAGGGATTCCCGGAACGAGCTCACAGGGAGCAGAGGCGCATTTTTAGTCCTTTAGAAACATATAAAGCAAGCTGCCAACTGCTGAATAATCGTGAAACCTACCTGATACTCACAAGCCTCAGCGGGTCCGAGTCCCGCCGTTCCGTCTTCGCGCATCGTTAAGCCATCGTATGCGTGCTCCTTTATATTTTAGTGCTGTACCGCTGCCTGGCAGCGGTACGGGCCGGTAATTACGGGGCAGTTTCAAACAATGAATTTTTCGATATCTCTTGATTCCATGATTTAGTTTATATGCACTTTACTTTTAGCCCCGTCGTTATAGACACATGCCGAAATAAAGCAGAAAGAGAGGACAGCCTATGAGATGAGCTAACTACCGCTGCCGGATAGCAGCACCAACTACAACTGAATAAATCGGGGCGGATCTCACGAAAAATCTGATCATTGTACGAATACGCAGCAAATGATCAGCGGCAGAATATAGCAAATGCACACTACTGACAAAACCATATAAATGCCTCATTTTGGCAATCCGTAACATGATACCGCCCCGATATTTGTAAATACCCGTAATGCAGCCGCCCAATGGGCGACCGAGGCCAGCCGGTAAAATGCAGAGCCAGGAAAGGAAGGAACAAGAATGCAGACAAAATCAATCAGGGCAGAGATGCAGCATGGAAAGCTCAAAGCTTATATCCGAGTAGAAGACAGCAAGACAAAGAACATCATCACATACGTCATTAAGTATCCGAGGAGCAAGCAGCCGTATTACTTCGTCGGTGAGGTGAGGCATGATCTGAATGAACACGAGATCAAGCCCCTCCGGGAAGTGATCGGGTGCGTCAGCGGGTGATGCACGTCATTTTCAGGGGTAGTATGCTACCCCTTTTTTCGTAGGACGGTCAGAGCTCCGGAGCATCCGGCGCTGTGATGATCCTGCGACAGGCAGCGATCCGCTGCCATCGAGGCAAGCATGCGAAAGGAGGTATATAAGAGACAATGATAACATTCAGCGTCCCGGGGCCGCCTCAGGGCAAGGCCAGGGCGCGAACAGTCCGCACGAAGAAAGGCGATTCGGTCAGCTTTACACCTGCGCGGACGGAATACTATGAATACAGGATATTGAACGCGTTCCTGTTCGAGGCCGGAAATCCGAAGGAACTGGTATTTGCTAAGGGCGTGCCGGTCAGGATCCGGATCACGGCATATTATAAGCCGGCAGCCAGGACAACGAAAAAGGACATGATAAAGATCCAGAACGGTGAGAAGTTCCCGACTAGGAAACCGGACGTCGACAATATCACAAAGGCCGTGCTGGACGCCCTGAACAAGGTAGCCTATCACGACGATTCGCAGGTGATCGAGATCACCGCGAGGAAACTGTACTCAGTGAATGAAGGGCTCACCGTAGAGATCGGTGGAGCAGCTGATGAATGGACTGATCTGAAATGCTACGGGCTTTATTGATCAGTCTGAACTACTAACCTGATGGAGGTAATCATATGAGCAGGCCACGGAAGATAGGGCTCGATTACTTCCCCGTTGATACGGACATATTCGATGATTTCGGGATCAGGATCCTGATGAGCAAGTTCGGCGCGGACGGATTTGCGCTGTACCTGTACGTCCTCACGAGGATATACAGGGACAAGGGATACTACATAGAGCACACAGAAGATCTCGAGCTCATCGCATCGCACGATCTCGGAATGTCATGCGAGAAGGTCAGGCAGGTCTTGGCATACTTGTTTAGCCGGTCACTGCTGGTCGAAGTCACCAGCACACTTGTTACTCCGGTCACTGTCATTACTTCCACCGGAATACAGCGACGCTATCAGGAAGCTGTCAAGGTTAGGGCTTCAAAAAATAGCGTCGAAGTAAAAGCAGAGTTCTGGCTTCTCAAACCAGAGGAGACCGAGAGCTTTATTAAAGTGTTACCTTCTTTAAGTAATTCCGAGAAAAACGCGGGTTTTTCCGAGAAAAACGGGGGTAAATCCGAGAAAAACGCCATAAAGAAAAGAAAAGTAAATAAAAGTAAAGGAAAGGAAAATATATCTATATCGCATGGCTGCGCATATTTCTCTGATGAGGCGGTCAATGATGCATTCAATACATACCTGGAAGCAAGAGACGAGAAGCTGGCAGGTCCGCAGATCAATACCCTTATCAAGAAGCTGACGGGATTGTCTACGGATCCGAAGGAGCAGGCAGCCATCATCAGCGAGGCCACCATACACAAGTGGAAGAGCTTCTACCCTTTGGCAAAGCCGCGAGGCAGCGGCGGGACTGAACAGAAACAGAAAGGATCTTTTTACCGGTTCGAGCAGCGGCAGTATGACAGAGATCTAGAAGCACAGCTCCTGAACTGCCAGACGGGGACACCCGCGGCAAAGGAAGGCGCAGGATGAGGAGAGAAGTCGAAGAGTTCCGGAACTGGCTGACAAATGAAGAGCGCAGCCCGTCAACGATCCGGAGCTACTGCCATTCGGTCAATCTGTTCTTCCGGGAATACGGAGAGCTGACAAAAGAGAACGTGATAGCGTTCAAGCGCGAGCAGGTCGAATCACATGCTCCGAAGACCGCTGCCAACCGCGTGACCGCGCTCAACTGCTTCTGCAATTTCTCATGCCGGTATGAATGCCGCGTGAAGATGGTCAGGATCCAGAAGAGGCACACGATCGAGAACGTCATAACGCTCGACCAGCTCGACAGGCTGACGCAGGGGCTATATGAAGACGGGAACATTCGCGGCTACTGGATGGTTCAATTTCTGGCAAAGACAGGCGTCCGGATATCCGAGTTCGTGAGGATGGACAAGGGCGGCCTCAAGACAGGAACGTGCGAGATGTGGACAAAGGGAAAGATAAGACGGATTCGGATACCGGACATGCTTATCCGCGAATCGCGGCAGTATTTCGAAACTGTTCCGGGAACACTTCTATTCCCGAACCGGTACGGCAACCAGATGACGACTCGCGGAGCTGCTGCCGATCTGGCCAGATGGGCGGGAAAGTACGGGATTCCGAGAGAGGTAGCGCACCCGCACAGCTTCCGGCATTTGTTCGCGATCGAGTTCTTGAAACGCAACCATGACATAACGCTCCTCAGTGACTTGCTCGGGCATGAGGACATTAACACGACCGCCGGATATCTGAGGCTCTCGGAAGACCAGCAGAGGGCGGAATTCAACCGGGCAATGGAGTGGCAGAAAGAACACATTCCTGATATCAGGATAAGCAGAAAAGCAGATTAAGGAGAAAGCATGAAGAATTTTATTAAAGCAGTTGTAGCAATCATTATAGCAATCGCGGCCACGGTGCTCCTGGTCCTTACGGCCAACGCGGAGACAAGGTACATCGAGAAGAATTTCACTTTCGGCAGCTATGCGCCGAACGTACACATTATCAACGCTGCGCTCGGTACGGCGCTGGAAGTCAGGACGGACGGATCCGTGTGCTGGAAGAAGCTCCGGGACAACACCGATTACAATGACGTCTCGCAGTGCTTCACGATCCTTCCGGCCGGCAGCGGTTATTATACAATCGTCGAGGTCCTTCCGATGGGCGGCCACAATCCGAGGGCTCTGACATATAAGCCCGGCAAAGGGTTCTTTATGGACTGGCCCGCCGGCAGCGGTTACGCAGATACTCAGAAGTTCCGTTTCAAGTGGTACACAAAAACGACCTGCGGCGGCCGGACAATCAAGAACTGCTGGCGGCTCGTCTGCAAGAAGGACAGCATTGCATTCTGCACGGGCGGATGGTCTCCGGTCAGGATACGCCAGGACAATTATTGATCACGCAGATCTAGGGAAAATGTAGGGAAAAATGAAGAACGGGCAGTTGTCGAAATTGCCCGATTTTAAAGGCAAAATAATGTTCCGACAATTCGTGTTATCGGAACATGGAAAGGGTCTGATTGAACATGTTGCACAAAAACACAGAGATTGAACAAATCGTAAAAGAACGTGACCAGGCTTTCATTGATGCCGTAACAAAAGATGACTGGCAGGGCGTTATGAAGTACGCAAAGAAATACGGAGTGCGTTTACCTGCCAACAAGAACATCATGAAAGCAGCAATATATAAGGCTGTCCAGTGTTGCACAGACATCCCGGAAGATGTGAAAGCGCTTGCCGCGCAGAAATGTACGGAGTTGGGATTCAATCCGACGATCATGTAGGTTAAGGAAGGTGATAAGGAATGAATAAAAAACTGAAGCCGTGCCCGTTCTGCGGTGGAAGAGCACACATAATGAAAATGGGCTATCCTCATTGGATTTATTGCGAAGAGTGCGGAGCAAAGATTCATGGCGGCGTAATGGGCGAAGAGGAAGGAGAGGCCGCGAGCATCGTGGCGTGGAACAGAAGAATAGGAGAGAGCACGAGAGAGAAAGAGGCTGATAAAAGCGCGAGCGAGAAGAAAGAAGAAAAATTGTTCAGCGCAGATGATGTCCTCGACGCGCTTGTTTATGCGTATGCGAAGTGTATCCTGCAGAAGTATTCAATGGTTGAGTGTCGCACTAAAACGACAAGTGCCGCTTTCGCAATAGGAGCTGTTGGCGGTTGTTTACTCGGCAGAGATTACGAAGAACGCCTCAAGAACATTCCGGAAGAAGCGAAGGAGTATTTGAGACAGAAGACAGATAATTCAACAGTAATCGAAGCGGAAGGGGAAACCGATGGATCTGATTGAAAGACAGGCGGCGATTGATGCGGCTGACAAGATTATTGAACGTGACACAAGTGGCAGTAATGCTGTTGTGAACGCAATGATAGCATGGTCGGAATATATTAGGACGTTGCCATCCGCACAGCCAGAATACGAGCCAGTAACCGCGGAAGATTTTGCGAGGGCAATGTCGGAGACTACGGTTTATAGCTATATGGCATGGTATGGTACGGCTTTAGCGTTCATGGAAAGACAAGGGTTTGTAATATGCAAAAAGACGATGTGATTTACAGACAGGCGGCGATTGACGAATTGCCGTATCTTTTAGATTACGATGGGTTAAAAGGCGAGAATGGATTTGTTTCTAAAAGACTCGTGCGAAAAATGCTGAAAGAGTTGCCACCCGCACAGCCGTATTATGTGACCGGGTACTGGCTGATCCGCAAATGGGGAGACGACGCCAAGTGCTCCAACTGCGGAAAGACGTTCAAGGACGTGTATGACATGGAAAACTATGACGGCTTCTGCCGTCACTGCGGCACAAAAATGGAAGGGATAAAGGTTACAAAATGAGCGACGGAATGCTTTTACAGATTAGAGATGACGGCACGGCGGAACTTTACGACGACACCTACGACATTACCATCCACTGCACGTCCCAGGAGGAGCAGGACGCGGCCAGAGTTCTCCTGAAACGTGCTGGAGCTATCCCGCACTGGGTGTCTCAGGATGACATCCCGCGCTGGATAACGGTGAGCGAGAGGCTCCCGGAGGAGCGTGACAGCATGTTCAGCAAGTTCCACGGGACGCCGAGGTGGCGCCCGAGCATGTGGCTCAGGCAGTCCGACCGGGTGCTCGTTACGTCCGAGCTGGCCGACGGCACGCGGATCACCGAGACAGCCATGACGAGGGACAGGGAATGGAAGCCGGACCACGCGATCTTTAAGCGTGAGATAGTGGCATGGATGCCGATGCCGAAGCCGTACAAGGAGGACAGGAAATGAGCGGGAACACGGACGAGGTATTATCAAAAGAGCAGATGCATAAAGTCGGGAGGCTCAACCCGTACCTGCGCGACAAGTGCGGAGTACCGCTGAGGGACAGCTTCCGCTTCGCAATGGTTATCGTTCAGAATTGGGAAGCTATTAAAAATACCATTGAGGGAGATGAATCAAAATGATCAAAGGAGCTATTGCAGTAATCTTAATTGTGGGGATTGTGTCCGTTTCCTTCGGCGCTGTGCTTGCGGTTGCCGCCTCGGATTGCGGATATTATGACGATGACGAATATGAATGTGATTTCTCAGAATGGGAGGAAAGAGACAAATGAAATTCGTGATAAGACGACAGGAAGGGAATTTTGCAAGGTACATTTGTCCGGAGTGCGGAAGCACGTTGTTTGTAAGTGATGGCAAGGCACCAATCGACCTTCCTGATTCATGCGGACATTGCGGAAAGGATATTTATTTCATGGGGAATGATGGAGAAGGGGAAAACGATGATCAGAAAATGTGATGTCGGCAAGACTTTGTTTTATGCAATGTATAATTCCAGAGAGCTTCCTGGGTTCCGGTACAGCACCGGGAAGCTGACAATCACAGATGTGCAGTTTAACGGCACGTTCCAGGCAGCGGAACACGATTCTCTTATCCCTCAGGATTTTGTTAATGCAGACAGGATGTTCTGGCGGAGCTGGGAGTGCGAAAGGTACTGCCGGCGCAGGAACGCTCAGGAGTTCAGAAAGGGAGTGAAACATGCACGATTCAAGAGAGCTTCTTGAAGAACTCAGGAAGCGGGGATATGAAGCCCGGCCGGATGAGACGGGCGTTGTCACTGTATTGGTGGATCCGGAAAAAGAAAGCGCAGAAGAGGTAAGCCGCATTATCAAGGATGTGCTCGGGTGGACGCGGAGCTATGGAATCAAATACAAGTCACGTCCTCCGGAATGGGACAGGGAACCCAAAGCGCAGGCGAGAGATGAGCACGCTGCGAAAACGCAGCGGCGAAAGAAGCCGCGCGCGGCAGCGGTCGACAATGACCAGTTACCCGGACAAATGGACATATTTGATTATTTGCAGGGGGAGAGAATGACACAATGACAGAGATTATTTCGACAGAAAGAGTTATCGAGCTGCTGACAACGAATTGTAACATCAAGGGAGTTATCGGAGCAGACGACTGGGAACGCGCGAGGCCGGTAACGATACAGACATTTCTCAAAGATATTTTTGATCACTGCGGTGGGGTTGTCTGGATGGCAGATATGCCGGAGCACGAAACTGCAGAGGCCGGAGACGTCGGAGAATGCGGAACGGTCCTGGGAAACAATTCGGATATCATGCCGGCCGGCGCGGATCCTGACGAGGACGCAGTTGAAAAAGCTGTCGTGCAGGTTCCCGACGATATTATCGAGGATGTCTCGCCGGCGGCAAAGAAAGCAAATCCGCCGTCCGGAAAGTGGGAGGCGTATACCGACGATATAATCAAGGACGCTCCGCCGGCTACAAAGAAAGGAAATCAGCCCTTCGGCAAGTGGGAGGAGTACAGAGGGAAAGCGCTCAGCAATCTGGAATGCCATAAGATTGCTGAAGAGATGTTGGCAGAAGGTTACTCCTATAACAAGATATCTCTTGTTATTCGTAAATCGCCGCAGACTATTAATAACTGGCAGAAAAAATACGGCTGGATCAAACCAACAGGAGAACAGTAATGAACCGCGAAGGATACAAGGATCCTACGGCAGAGCAGGCCATACGGAACGTCGCAAGACGTGAGACGAGATATCTGCCTAAAGAGCTTAACAAGCTGATCGCGGAAACAAGAGGCAGATTCAATGAGCTGGGCTATGAGCTCATGACCGTAAGGACAACAGATATAAACAGCGAAGCAAGATACAGGTGGGACAGATGGGATTGAAACAGAATAATCCGTGCAAGAGTGGTTGCAATTATTATGACGGATTCGGCTGCACGCGCAGCCCGATCGAAGGAAGCGGGCTAGATCTGACGTTGCGAGAATACCAGAAACTCGCGGCTCGGACCATACGCGACGACATAACGAAAGAAGACACGATTAATCACGCGCTCAGCGGAATGGTGTCGGAGCTCGGAGAATTGTTCGCGCTATACCAGAAGAAATACCAGGGGCATATGTTTGATGAGGAGCACGCAGCAATAGAGCTTGGTGACCTTCTTTGGTTTGTTGCAGAGTATTGCAGCGCAATGCATTGGAATCTCGGAGATGTGGCGCTGATAAATATTAATAAGCTCCGCGCAAGATATCCGGAAGGATTCGACGCGGAGCACAGCCTGCACCGGGCGAAGGGTGATGTTTAAAAGTTAATGAGCTTATTCCAAAGCTTAATGCCAATAACATGCTTGCCGGCCGCTCACAACTCTCACACACCAGGGCGGCCGGAGAAAGGAGGAGTAATTGTTTAACGAAGTATATATCCTGATCATTATTGCTCTGGCGGTCGCTTTAGCGGCGATGTTCTTTAAATACGCGGATATCTTGAAGGAGCTTGATTATGCGGAGGCAACGAAAGCGACAGTTGCCGAGCACCTGAACGATGAGATACTCAGGCTCACGAAGAGATTGAAGGAATCCGATGAAAGCCAGTGGTGCCGCGCTGATGAGCTGACACCGAGAGCAGAGGAAGAAGTCATTGTTCTATGCGAAGATCCTTCGGTAATGGCTGATAATAAACTGGGACGGTACACATGCCGGGCAGTATACGAAGACGGAAGCGTACCGGTTTCTAAGTCAATGTTTTCATGGGATGACTGGGAATTAGACGAGGACCTGTCTCCGGTCGGATGGTTCGCTTTCAACAGCGAGATAGAGGAGATCTCATACATCGATAACAGAGTAATAGCCTGGCGGCCTGTACCGTTACCGCCTGCAACATTATGATCATGCCGGGATGTCTGTATGGTATAATAAGTTTCATGCAGACCGACACATAACAGCGGGGAGATAACAGCGTGGATAAGAAGGCTATTAAAAAATACTGCACGCTGAGGCGGGAACTCGAGCAAGTGAACTCGAGGATCCAGCGTCTTAATAAAGAAATAGAATCAATGGAGAGCGAAGCGGTTGCGGCGGATGTTGTCACAAAAGGAAAGAGAGGTGGCAAGCCTCTCGGCACGGTCACGATCACCGGGTTCCCTGACAAGAGATACCAGGAGCTGAAGCGTCAGCGCATAAACTCTAAGATACTCAATGAAACATTAGCGGAACGGATACGCGCACAGATGTACGAAGTGGAAGAATTCATCTGCAACATTGAGGACAGCGAGATGCGTCAGATACTTCGCGAGCTGTGTACTCCTATCCGTTGCCCGACATGGCAACAGCTTGCCAACAGACTGAACAGACAAGGCGGGATGTATACGGGTGAGTCGGTCCGAAAGAAGGTAGAAAGATTCTTAGATTCGTAATCCTGTCCGTTCGTGTCCGCATGGTCGGCATTAATATGATACTGTGTTCGAATCCGCTCAGGCGGATCCTTTCCGTGAGAGAAGCAGATCAAACGATCTGCTTCTTTTGCTTGATAGTATTTATTATGCAGTATGAATCAAATCCTTTTTATTTAACGACTAAATGGAAACGCAAGCGTAAGTCAATCCTGAAGCGTGACAAGTACCAGTGCCAGGACTGCAAGAGATACGGGCGGATGCGAGAGGCTACAGAAGTCCATCACATCAAACATCTGGATGAGTATCCGGAGCTTGCTTACGATAATGATAACTTAGTTAGTCTTTGCCATGCGTGTCACAACGCACGGCATCCGGAGAAGGGGCGGACGGCGCGGAAAAAATACGAAAAGGTAAGCGGTCGCGGTGCTGGCACCCGAAAAATCGCGAAAAATTTTGATTGAGAAAAGCCGTAGACCCCGCCACTTTCCGAACACGTTTTCGGGGCTCGGCCTGC